CTTGCAGGGTTAGCTCATCCGGTAGAGCGACTGCTTCCCAAGCAGTAGGCGGCGGGTTCGAGTCCCGTATCCTGCTCCAAAATTATGTAAAAATAGCACGGCAAATCGTAAGAAATTAACGATTTTGCCGTGCTATTTTTATTTTTCATTTTCCAAAAAACAACGCAAAAACATGACGAAAAGCCACACAATCTAGCAGTTAATCTAGCAAACGAATGCGTTGCATGACCATTTCATACTCTTTTGGATATACCAATTTTATGGCATTCATGTGCTCGTCAAGCACCCGTATCAGACCGCTGAACGGCACAGCGCTTGCAGCCTCTACAAATTCGCTCTGCGGTTCTTGTGGTCTTGTGGAATACTCCATCTGCATGACTTGTTCAGGCTGCGGAGCGTGGCTGTTTTCCCGGCTTTCCGCTTCGCTCAACTCATTTCGCACAGTGCAGAGGGCGGCAAGCTTTTCCACGCTCTGCCAGTTCGTTTCTTCGCATTTCAGTTTGCGGATGTGCTCGTTTATCTCCACGATGTCCATGCCTGCCGCCCCCTTATCACATATTGTTCAGGATGTCCAGAGCGCGCTTGTATGCGTCACGCTCGGTTCCGGTCGCGTCCTGCATCATGTTCTCGATGTCAGAGATCATCCGTTCCCGGACGTCGCCGCGCGAGTAGTGACCGCGAACATAATGCCGACCACGGTTGGCGTAGCTGTTGCCCCGGTTGTAACCGTTTCCGGCGTCGCGGCTGAAGGATCCGCGCATGTCAGCTTCCCACTCGCCCGCACGGCTGTACTCTCCGCCCTCACAATAATCCTCGATGCGGTGGATGTCCAGAATGATATCCACGATCTCGCCGATCATCTCAACATCGCCAGGGGATCGGTTCTTTTTGTCGGTCAGTTCCATGAGCTCTTCGCACATCTCATCCTTCAGATGATTCAATTTATCCAGCATGACTTTATCTCCTTTCTTATGCAACGCGCTCAACAATCAGATTGCTGTTTGCAATGCTGATTGCCTGCGTGCTAGTGTTTTTGAGCGCCACAGTAACGCAGCAGCAACGGGGGACTTCCACGAACACCGCCGTAAAGATGTTGCTGTACTGATCCACTGCCGCCGGTGTGACTATTGAAGTTGCGCTGTTGAGCGCTTCGCCGCCGACAGCCAGCGCCACAGAGATGGCGCCCACAGTGCCACCGGTAGGGATGGCGATGTTGCCGCCAAAACTCACTCTGAATACGGCCTTGCACTGGTTTGTAAGCCCGCGCAGCGTCACATTGCCAGCGCCTTCGCGGTGCACGATGCAGTTCGTTCCCTTCACAGCGGTTTCAGTCAATGGAAGATTCTGCCCGGCTGCCACGGTCTGGATCGTGGTAGATGTAAATTCAGCCATTATTCGTGTCCTCCTTTTCTGCACAGACATCCGCTTTACTTGCATAGATGTTTTTCAGCACATCCATGCAGGAAGCCGAAAAGTCCGGTCGTTCAGTGTCCAGCAAAGTCCGCACGATTGAACTGTATAAACTCAGATCCGTCATGCTCATTTTGTTTTTGTCCATGCTGGCCAAATGGTCAACAAACTGCTGCTTCAAGTCTGTTACGGTCATTTGAATGCTCCTTTCATAATAAAAACGCCGGGACTGATGCCCCGGCGCTCTGGTTTGCAAAATCAGCTCTGGGGCTGAACATGTGCATATTTTGCACAAGTTGCCGCTATTTGGTTATGCGCAGCTGCCGCAGCCGGACCCACAGCCATAGTAAATGGCGTTGGGGTTGGGCACCTGATAGGCAGGCACGGGAGCTTTCTGCTGCAGAGTCCCGATGATCTGGTTGGTCTGCGCGTTCATCGCGGTGGTCAGGAACGCGCTCTGGCGATCCTGAGAAGCAGCCCGGCGCAGCTCGTTGTTCTCGCTCTGCAGGGTGGCGATCTTATCATTGGTCAGGAAGTCGAGCACCGCGCGGGTGTTGCTGTTCTGATTTTCAATGATGTCCCTGGTGTTGTTGTTCATGGTGTTCTGCGTTGCGCAGAAGCCCTGCTGCATCTGGTTCCGGGTGTCGCACTCCTGCGTGGCCAAATTGTAGTTGACTCCCTGAATGGCGGTCTGGGTCTTGCAGCAGCAGTCTGCCAGCTGTGTAGCCAGAGCATTTTGACCCTGCATCAGCGCAACGTTGGTGCTGTTGAAGCCCTGCTGCATGGCGTTGGTGACACCGTTCAGGCCCTGCTGCACGCCGTTGAAGCCCTGAAGCATCCCGGTGTTCATGGCATAGAAGCCATCACACAGGCCGCTTTCCAGCCCGTTCAGCTTATTCATGACGCTCTGGTTGTCGAAGCCGCGCTGCAGGTCTGCCTGGGTCACTGCGCTGGTCATATAAGGCGATGCGCCACCCATGCCCATGCCGCCGCCCCAGCCAAAGCCGCCCATGCCGCCCCAGCCGAACATGCCGAAGATCAGAAAGAGGACAATCCAGCCCATCCAGTCGCCGCCCCAGCCATTACAGCCATTGTTATAGCTGTTGTTGGCAGGCTGCACCGGCATGGTCAGGACTGCGCTATCGGAAGATAAAGACATAATCTTGCTCCTTTCGTGTTTTTTGAAACATTTATTCTAAATGCGGCCGCATTTTAGAATCCAAACATGTTTTTCATGCCGTTGAGCATCGGCGCGATCTGCTGTGCCCGCTGCTGAATGGCGTTGAGCTGCTGTTGTGAGAGCTTCCCTGAGGTGAGCATCTGGTTTATCATCTCCTGTGGGTTCTTGCCCTGCATCTGGCCCATAAACTGTTGAAACTGCCCGCCAATGGGGTTCTGGGTCTGTCGGCCCATCGAGTTATACAAGCTGCTGCTCATCGTTTAGCTCTCCTTTTCCGGCTCTTGTGCTTCCTGCTTCTCCAACGCCGCCAGCTTTGCCGCCAGCGCGTCGAACTCCTTACGGGTGACATACTCCCCGCCTGCGGCTTGCGTGGCTGCAATCGACGCTTTGGGACCTCCGGTGCGTTCCTTGTAGTCGTAGATGCGGAGCGGGAACGGCCTGCCGTCCTGCCCAACCTCTTTGATGTAAAAAGTATCGGAATCGGCATCCAGTAAAAGCACCCGGCTCCCGTTGGCGACCAGATAGCCTCTGGCTGCCGCTTCACCCTGTACCCAGATAAAGCCACTGTCAGTCGGTGCGGCCTGCCCCTGCATTGTCGGCATCATGACGGGCTGGGGCTGGTACTGTGCTGTCCTAAGCTGCTCAAGCTGACCCTGCGGCTGTTGCGGGTAATACACTTGCGGGTATCCGTTATAGATCGGCATCGTTTTCCTCCTTGTACCAGTAAAATATCGGGCACTCTGCGCCACTGTCCCAGCTATCCATCCACTCGCCATTAATAACAGCCAGAACGTGGCCAGAGCAGCCCAGAACGTAGATTCCGCGCGGGTACTCCCTTGCAAAATCCTCCACGGTGTAGCAGGTAGAGCAGTCTGCCTCGACAAGGCGGCGCTTGAATCCGCGCTTTTGGAGGTACGCGCCCCATGTGCGATTGGCGCTTGGCATGTCGCCCAGTGCGTAGCCCATCATGGCAAGCCCTACATACGCCTGCTCCCAGCTTTGCCCGGTGGCAGCTGCAACGGCTCGCACTGCACAGTCTCCGACGCTGCTACCGCGCGGGTTAGGGTTGAACTTGTGCCACATGAGCGCCCCTCCTTTTGCGTTTATCGTACCAGAATGCCGCACCGGGAGAGACAACGAAGGTACAACGAAGGACAAAAAAAGAAAAGCGCCCACACGGCATAACACCGCGTGAGCGCTTATTTTTTCAGATATTCTATTTTACAGATTCTTGATTTGTTCAAGCAATGCAGCCCGCCGGGCTTCCGTCTCTGCATCCCCCGGCGGCGCTTCTGGTTCTTCTGGCACCGGATGAGCGTCGATATAGTCCCGCACCGCCTGCTGTAAAACAGCGTTTGAGGTCGTATCTTCTGCCGCACAGGCTTTTTTGAACTTGTCAGCAACTTCTTTCCGCACCTTGCACGCCAGCACCGTCATGTTCTCTTTGTCCCATTTGGCATTTGCTCTTTTTTGAGATTCAGAAGTCATGTTTTCCCCTCCTTTCAACTTTCAGAAATACTTCCCGATGCTATTATAGCACATTTTTAACACTGTTTACACCATAAAATTAAACAAAAATATGCGGTAAACATTATACAATGTGACAATTTACATATGCTGTAAACCGTATTATAATAGATACATTGAAACGAGGTGACTAATAAAAGAAAATCCGCAAGCTGTCTGCGGTCAAACTTTCAGCTTACGGATTCCACGCACCAGAGGTTGCCCTTTGGTAAATCTATTATACCAAAGTTTGCAACCTCTTACAAGTGAATAAGAGGTATTCTATAATGCAAACGCCAAAAATCACGAAAGCGGAACTTGAACTGGATGCTGTTTCTGGTGAACTCCGAGTAATGCACGACCTGTTGAACATCTTTGCCAACTGGTTTGATGAAACGCACAAGACCGATATGATCAAGCGGGAGCGCACCAGCGAGCTTGTGAGCCAGATTTGGAGAGAAGCCCCGATGTACAGCTCCATGTTGACGGCCCTGTTCGCATCCCTCACCGGGCTGGAAAAGGAAGTCGATGCAGTTCTTAACGCAGAGATTAACAAGGAGAGTGCAGCATGAGTGACATTATTCTTTCTACCCAGAACGGGCAGGCCGTAGTGTCCAGCCGGGAAGTCGCTGAACGTTTTGGCAAGAACCACAAAGATGTTCTCCGTGCTATTGAAAATCTGGCGGCGCAAAATTGCGCCACCAAATCCATGTTTTACGAAACCACGTTTGAAAACCGTGGTAAGCAGTACCCCATGTACCTAATGAACCGTGACGGGTTCTCCTTGCTCACCTTTGGTTTTACTGGTGATGAAGCGCTTGACTGGAAGTTGAAGTACATCCAGGCGTTCAACGAGATGGAGAAGAAGCTGACCACTCCTGAACCGGAACCGCCAGAACTGGCGCTCTCCAAAGCGCTGGTGATGGCGCAGGGAATCATTGCCCGCGAACAGGAGCGCTCCAAACAGCTTGAAAAGGAAAACGCCAAACTCAAGCCCGCTGCCGAGTACGCCCACAATATGCTTTTGAGCGATGAAACGCTTACCGTGACGCAGATTGCGTTAAACTTTGGCATGACCGCAAACAAACTCAATAAGCTGCTGGAAGAATGGGGCATCCAGAAGAAGGTCAACAAGCAGTGGATTCCCAAGCGCAAGTACATCGACAAGGGCTATACAGTGAGTATTCCTGTTGAGGTGGGCAACGGCGAGACTAAAGAAAACACCCGCTGGAACCGCACCGGACAGGCGTTTATCTACAAGCAGATGCACGACCACGGATATTTGACCGTGAAGGAACAGGCAGAGCAGAAAGCGAAGGAGCGCAAGGTGCTCCCCGCCCCTGCTGACCAGTCCGCATAAACAAAAAGAACCCCCGATGCTCCAAACGGAACACCGGGGGTGTTTCAAATATCCACCCTCTTGCGCTTCTTCGAGAGGCCGGGTGGATTTGTTGAGATTATTATACCACAAATCGTGCAAAAAGAAAAGCGGCAGACCCGAAAGCCTGCCGCTTCAATGCGTTTCGTGAGAAATCGCACCCGATTAAGATTATGATATCACACATTCAGCATTTTTTCAATGCTTTTCAGCCGGTACCCTATCGCTGTCCGACTGTAATGGGTCTGTGCTGCAATGTCCGGCAACGGAAGCCGCTCAACGTACCGCAGTAAGGCTATCTTACGGTCTACCCTCCCAAGCGGTGCGCTTTTGATCGCGGCGGTCATCTGCTGTCGGTCAAGTCCTTGCAGCGCAGCGGGCAGCACTACACGAGCCGCCGCCACGGGCAGCACCGAGCCAGAAGGGCTGCGGCAGCTGTCCGGCGTTGCCGTTACCGAGATGGTCGATTTTGCCACATCTCTTGATTTCGCAAAATCGTTTCTGGTCGTATGTAGTGCTTGCCATGATATCCTCCTTACTACTTTTGCAGCGCTGCCCTTGCCCGGTCAAAGAAAAACTGGATGACCTTACTCATGGTCTCTTCCGTGATCGCCCACGAGACCAGCTTGCCCCACCGGCTGTTATCCAGATAGTGTCGCAGCATCTTGACGCACCACGCCTTGCGCTCTGCGCCGCGCTTGGTGCCCTGAATCTCGTGCTCCGCCCTTGCAATGAGGTCAAGCACAGTGCCCTTGACCGCTGCACCGTAGCCCAGGCGGATAAGCCCCAGCACAAGCGACACAGCGCCCACAACGATGAGCACCAGCGCCAGCCACGCGGGCAGCGGGGTGAGAATGGTGTTAAGGATTGCTTCCATGATTGGTTACTCCTTTCAGCAGGTAATTGTTAATGTCGGTCTTGCTTTTTTGCATACCTTCCCGGTTGTTGCCGGATAGTTGAGCATCCAAAAGGTTCTGCACGCCAACAAGGACAAGGCGCATTTCTTCGTCAATGCCGTCAAATCGCCGGAGGTCTCTTGCAAGGGCTTGTGTATGCTGGAGCTGCCCCTGTTCCAAGGTGCCGACGCGCTTGTCCAGCTCATCCAGCCGCTTGTTCTGCGCGTTGTCCGGCTCCTGTGCCTTCTTGATGTACTTATGGATGATTTCCAGCACCTTGTCGATCGTGATGGCAGCGGCGCACAGGCTGCCCAAGATGCCCAGCACCCACAGCAAAGCTTCTTTTTCGGTCATTTGCCCTCCCGGAGCCGGTCCAGCCCCTTTTTCGCAATAATTTTGGCATAGTTTTTGTAAGGCACCGACAAATCCACATCACTGGACACGCCGGGTATTTTGCCCTTTCTGGTGTACTGCCACAGCCCGAAGCTCCATTCCGGTGCGGGCTTTTTGCTGCGGTAGGCTGCAAGCCACACGTCATAAGGCTTGAGCGCAGCGCCGGTCATGTACATGTTATCTCGGCCAAAGTACAGCCCGGTGTACAGCATGGCGTAGAAGCCCCAGCGCTCCACAGTGCCCAGCGCATGGGCAGCGATGTCGGTCAGGGTCTGCTTGTCGAGCGGTGCTTGGACATACTTGTCCTCAATGTCCACCGCAACGGGCAGCTGCACTGTTTTGCCGGTAAGCGCCTTGCGCAGCAGGGCAAGCTCTGCGTCTGCTTCTGCCACGTTGACCGCCTTGCAGTAGTAGTACACGCCGCAGGGGATGCCCAGCCGCTGGCACTCGGCGTAGTTGCGCTCAAAGGTGGGGTCGATGTACGGCTTGCTGGGCGCGTCTTTCGCGCTGTTGCCCAGCGCCCGCAGCATCACGCCAGAGACAAGGCCGCTTGCCCTGACCTTGTCCCAGTCGATGCGCTTTTGCCAGCGGGAAACGTCCATGATAGGTAGCATTATATCAGTCCTTTCTTTTTATGTCGTGGGTGGTCAGCTAAAGCATAAAATTACGTCCTCACTTATAATCAAATCGATTCCCACGTCACGGTTCCGTCTGAGTTAAAATTTATTTTTTTGTTGCCACAAAAAACGACCTCTGTTATCATTGTGCCGCCCAGCACCATCTGATTGGATTTGCTAGGTCTTGCTGCATGCCCGATACCAATACTGTCCTTGGCTCCAGCAACCGTAGCATATGCACCACTACCCAAAAAAACGTTATAATCTCCTGTGGATAAATACGTTGTATTCGCACCCACAAACACGTTATTATTTCCGGTCTTGTTGCTGTACCCGGCCATATTGCCAATATAAATATTTTTGTCGGCCTGATTTTGATAACCAGCCATGCGTCCAAGTGCTATGCAATCTTCTGCTTTACCATCAGCAACACCGCTCAATGCGTACTTGCCAAAAGCAATATTGAAATTCATGCTACGGCCATTCGCGCACGCCCCAACGCCAATAACAATGTTGGATTTACCCGTCTGCATATAGATTCCGGCGTCAGCGCCAATTGCTATGTTTTCGTCGCCGTTCTCAAGGTTTTGCAGAGCAGACCCGCCAATCCCGATATTTCGGTGTCCGGCAATCAATTTTTTTAACACTGCGTTTCCTATTGCCACTAATCGGGTCGATCCAATAGCATGCGTTGCACTGTCATAGCCGATTAGTACATTGCGGTTTCCGTAGTTTTCATAGTTGTTTGACGTAACGGCGCTTATATAATTCAAATTATACTCTGTACCGCTGGTCTGAATTTTGCGTATGCTAATATTGCTAAGTTCAAATTCCTTTTTGTTATAGGGGCGAATAATTAATTTTGCTTCAGAAATTATTTCAACCGGAATAACAAGATGACTTGTTCCATTGTATACAAATGATAAGTTTTTTTCATCCGTGCCAACCGTCACAAACTCGTCCTGATAAAAACTTGAATCAAACTCAACAATATATTTGTCTCCAACGTTGCCATTAAGCGGTACGATTAAATCTTCCGTGCCGTTGGCGGTATGCGCAATCGTGTTTTCGTTGATTGTCCACCCGTTTCCCGCTATTACGGCAGACGCGACAAACAAATTGTTGCCTAGGTGCAAAACCCTCGTTGTCAAATATGGGATAAACCCGCTATTGCCGCCTGTCGAAGAATTTTCTAGTATTTCAACCCTTCCTGGGAGTTGCTGCATTGTTTTCGACAGAAATGCGTCTTTGATTTTCACCTCTGCGAAATCATAAGCATAATAGTTATAATTTTCTCCAAAACTGATGCAGATACTGTCTCTCAATTCGTTGTCAGATACTGTATCGTAAGACCCATTATAATAAAATACTAAAAAATATTTTGCGGCAGAATTTGTTGTAAAGGTATACCAATCCCGTACACCATCACTTTGCAACGGTAGTCTGCCTGTGCGGCTGTCTAGGATGTTCGCTATAAAGTCGCCGGAATCTTTGGAGTTGGGGTAATGGTCAATGCTAACAATGCCAAATCGCGAATAATTTCCGGTTGCGCGAGATACTGTATATTTTGTCAGAGAATCGCACTTAATAACAACAGAGCGTGTAATTGTTGACGGTGATATATTGCCCGTTACCGTCCCGGTGTAAGCGTAGATGGTATTGTCCGGGTCGTTCTTATTAAACAGATTACATCTATTCGATATCTCAGCGGATATTTTCTCAAGGTATCCTGTCTCTGCGGCAACTCGTTTAAACTGCGTCCCAACACTGATTTCTGACCAGTGTTCCATATTCCATTCCTCTTCCGAAGCAGCATCCGATTTTCGACGATATAGCGTATTGTCATAGATACAGATATCTCCGGCGGAATAAATTTTTTTAGCACTGTACGATTCTGCAATATCTTCCTTTAGTTGACCAACCGCATCTCCTGTCGCTTTTGCATCCGCCGCCTTGCCGGAGATGGAGAGGGTGGGGTCGATGGCTTTCTGGATGTTTTCGCCTGCCGTATTTGCAAACTGCTCCACGTACTCGCCCATCTGGGCGATATCTTCACGCACTTCCTTGCCCAGAACTGCGTTGCGGATCCCGTCGATGACTTCTTTCCAAGGCTTCATAGTCTGCCCACCTCCGTCGATGTGTCGTAAATTGTGTCAGTTTCAAAGTTGAACGTATCCCACAGCCAGTCGTTCCCTGCAATTGCCGTTCGGCTGAACTTGTATGGGTTACAAGTGGCCGTAATCGTTACGGTTGCGCTGTGATCTCCTGGTTTGAACTCGACATCAAAAAATCCAGTCCATATCCAAGATGGATCCAGCTCAAAATAAAATTGCAGCCATTGCCCTTGCAGTGCGGTCTCCAAATCACTTCGGACGTTCTCCCATGTTTTTTTCGGTCGGAGAACTGTGAATTCCATCGTGATCGTTCGCTTTTTGAAGTGCACCTTTCCGTCCAATGCATGGGTCAGGTTCAGGACCTTATCAGAGCCTGGCACATAGACCAGATTCGATTCGGTCTCAGCTTTCCCAATGGTCGGGGAACCTTTGTTGAGCCACAAGCCAAACCGGGACCGGAGCGATGTTTCTTCCCCTCCAACAAACACATGAACGTCATTCAGGCGAGGGTTCTTTGCCGCTGCGGCATGGATCGACTCATAAAAGTTCATTCATCCGCAGCCTCCTCTTCATCCGGTGTCGGGTCATAGACCAGCTGGCCGTCCAGGACTTTGTAGGTCTTTCGGAAAGGTCGCCCATCCGGGATGCTTTCCATATACAGGACGCCGTCCGGAGTTGGATGTGCGTTGTATGCCGGGTCAACGCTTCCGACACTCATAATGGTTCCGTCCTCTTGATAGGTAATCATGTACATTTCAACGACCCCTTACATCAATCCGTAAACAGCACATGGGACGCAGCAGGTATCGTGCTTGTTGAATTTCACGCCAACACCGGATGCCTTTTGCGTATAGTATCCGCCCTGCCCAAACGTGATCCCGCTGGATGAAACATAGACTCTTCGGACTCTCGGATAGTCCCACACGCGGCTTGCAATCGACCAAATACCATTGATGGGAAAAACGGTATACTGCAAGTCGCTTCCGTTCACTCCGCTGCCGTCCAAACCGGTGTAGTATTCACCGAACCCAATCACAATGGCGGAATATGGGCGCAATCGGCCATCGTTGCAGATCACAGCTCCATCGCCCATACCGCTGCCGGGGTCGCCGTTCTCCCAAATTTTGTCCTGTCGAATGCCGAAGAATGTAATCTTTCCGGAATTGATGGTGCAGCTTCCGTTGCCGTCGGTGATGGAGATGCTGTCCGATTGGATGTTGACCATGCTGGAATCGTTGAGGACCTTTACGCCGTCATGGGTAATCTGCACCCGCTTGCCGGGCAGGGACTCATGCCGGACGATCAGGCCGTCGGTCTCGCTCCATTCCAGAAAGTTCGTCGCGGTCTTGGCGGCTTCCGTCACGTTTTTGTCCGTTTTCTTCAGATGCTCGATGAGCTGCTGGTTATAGCTCTCGGAAGCCGCGTTGCTCTCATCCAGCAGATTCGTCTTGCCGAGGTTGTCCACATGCCGGTCGGTCAGGGTGCGGCGGGTCATGCCGAAGCTGTACTCTTTCTTTTCCGGGTGGTCGAGCGGCTCGGTCAGCTTGGAACAGAGCATAATGGCGTCGACGCTGTGCGGTGCGCTCAGGATGTGGGCATAGCAGGCGAAGGTCAGGCGCTCGGTGGCCTCTCCTGCGTCCACAAGGTCCACGGCCTTGATGGTGTAGCTCGTGACCATCAGATGGTTCTGCTGCAGCGCCTGCACACCGGCGGCGAAGGTATCGTTGGCGCTGTCGGTGTCGAACTCCACGATGCGGGCGATGACGCCGAACTTCTTGACGGCGTCGGTGTTCTCGATGTAGCCGTCCTCCAGGTCATACCGGTATCCGGACGGCGGCAGATATTTCTGGATGGTCGCGGAATCCGTGTCCATGATACCGTAGCGCTCCTCGTGCTCGTCCGTGTATTTCCCCAGCCCGCCGGGGAGCCACTTAAACTTGTACTTCCACCGGGTCTCCTTCACGGTGTGCTTGTTGCCCACCGGATAGATGCGGGTGTATAAGCCGTTCGTGTCGGTCTTTTCGGTCAGGTCGAGCAGGTTGACGCCGTACTCGATCTTTTGGGCCGTCACCCGCTTTTCTTCCACTGCCTGGTCGCAGTAGTTCAGCACGTTGCGGCCCGTCTTGGCGTTGAAGGTGCAGTAGGCGTACCCGCCGAAGACCTTGAGCACCAGCTTGTCGATGATGTCCCAGCACTTGCCGTAATCCTCGCCCACGCCGTACTGGTCTGCGTCGCCGAAGTGGACTACCTGGTCGCCCAGGGCTGCCGTCACGGTGCCCAGCTCGAACATCTTCATCTTCTGGCCGACCTGCGCGTTGTGCACGTCGATGAGGTGCTGAAGGAACTCCTTCAGGGTCCCCTCATAGTTGAACGGCGTCACGCAGGAATCGTTGAAAAACGAGAGCGCACCTTCGCAGTAAATCGACCGGTTGTTGTACCAGTCCGCCTCATGGCTGAAGATGCGCCCGCGCCAGGTCTCCTTTCCGTCCTGCTTTACCACGACCACCGTGGACATCTTTTGCAGCATCTCGTACATCGGATGTTCACGGGTCATGGTGAAGGTCAGGCTCCCGCCCTTGCTGACTTCGCGGGTCAGTTTCGGGCTGAGGACCGTGCCGTTTTTGTTGCCCGGCTGATAGATGAGCAGCTCCGCGTCCGGGTTGCCGTAGGGATAGCCGTAAATCTCGTACATTGTTTCAGTTCCCCCTTCCGCTCAAAACGGCCAGCTGGCCCAGATTTGCGTTGACGCTCGGTGTGATGATGCGGGCCACCTCTTCGCCGTCCAGCGCGACGACGCCCTTGCCGGTCTCCGGCAGATACTTTTCCACGAACTCGCCGATGCGGGCAAGCTCGGCCTGCATCTTGTTCTGGTAGTCGCTCATCGAGGGCTGCTGGCGGAAGGTGTAAGGGTCTGTGCGGTAGTCGTAGCCCGCAAAGGCCCGCTCGTTGCCGTACCAGTAGGCGTCCTGAATGTCCTTGTAGGACAGCTTTGAGCTGGAGCTGGCCTTTTTCTCGGTCTGGTCCTTGTCCTTCGTTGCCCACTTGTAGATTCCGTAGCCCACAGCACCCACTGCCAGCACACCGGCCACGATGAGACCGATCTGCGGGATGGACAGACCCAGTGCGGCCACCCCAGTGCCGGCCGTTGCAGCTCCTGCCGTTCCTGCGGCTCCGGCCGTTGCAGCTCCTGCCGTTGCAGCCCCGGCAGTTCCTGCTGCGACCGTTGCGCCGCCTGCCCCGATGAGCTTGCCGATGCCGGAGACCACGCTGGAAATACCGCCGGTGGCGTTGACGGCCTCGATGGCAGTCTTCAGGGTCTGCAGCGTCGTGACCAGCGTTTCAACGCTTGCGGCAAAATTGAGGGCCTGCGACACGCCGTTGGTGATGATTGTGAAAAAGTCACCGGCGTTCTGCAATACCTCGCTGTCGAAGAACTCGCCCAGGCTGGTCAGAGAGCTGCCAAAATCCGAAAACGCCGCATTGGACTCACTGATGAGGTTCTTGAACTTATTTACCTGGGCGTTCGCGCGGTTGTTGTTCTTCTGGTATTCCTTTAACGCTTTGCTTGCAGCGTCGAGCTTTTCCTCTTCTTCTGTGAGAAGATAACCGATCTTCAGCGTCTGCTCCGAGAATTCCCCGGTGCTGGCTGCGGACTCGTTGTAAGCGGCCTGCAGCTGGGCCACCCTTTCGGCGGCAGCGCCGTAGTTGCTGGTCAGGGTGTCGTACTGGCTGACCACGGCCTGCGAGGTCTCCTTGCTGTCGGTCTCCACGCCGTCCATCAGGGTCTTGACCTTCGTGTAGGTCTCCAACGCCCCGTTGACGATGCGAGTGCCGGTCTCAGTGGCCGTCTGCTCGATGTGCTCGGAGTTGTCCTGGTATTTCTTCGTCACCGACTCGATGGTCGTGGAGATGCCGTTCTTCAGCGTCTGCGCCGTCTGCGTCAGGGTCGAGACCAGAGACTTCGAGGCGTCCTCATAGGTCTTCTGGGTCGTGGTGGTGACCTTGCCGTTCTTGTCCGTGACTTCTTTGGTGACCAGCTTGTAGTTCTTCACCACGCCGTTCACCAGCTCCTTGCCGGACTCGGTGGTGGTGCGGGTCAGCTGGTCATAGACCTTGCCGGTGCTGTCCTTGATGTGCTCGGTCAGCTCGGTGACGGATGTCGTGATCTGCCCGTACTCGTTGGAGGAGTAGGACGTGGCCGCGTCGGTCAGGGCGGAGAGGACGGTTTTTTTGACGGTCTTGTTCTTGTTTTTGTTCTTATTCTTGCTTCCGTCGCCGCCGCTGCCGGACGGAATGTCGGAATCGACAGTTTCTGGTGCAACGTCTTCCGGTTCCTTCACGTCGCTTCGGCCCGCGCCGTGCCCGGCTGAAAATCTCCCGCCCGGAATTGTTCCGCCGTCGCTCCCGCCGAAGCCGTCCTCGTCGGTCGTGCTTCCGCCTTGCGCATTCCAAAAGCGCTTTGCAGCCGAAGCGGCATGGTTAAAACCGTTCTGGACCTTTGCCAGCCCATCCAGCAATTTGTTGAAGATGGGGGCACAGAACGACCAGACGTCACCGACTGCACCATTTACGATGTCGCGGAAATCTTCACTGGTCGTATAGGCTGTGACAAAGGCACCCGCAAGCAGCCCCATGGGGTTCAAAAGCGAGGTGATGGCGGTCAGGAGTCCGCCCGCGCCTGCCGCCACTTTCATCGCGACAAAGGAGCCGGTCAGCGTTGTGAGGATCGGGACCAGCTTGGAGCCGTTCTCCTTCAGCCAGACGGCTGCATTTGCCACCCCTTCCAGCTGCGGGACGGCCTCTGCGGCAGATTCCATCATCCCATCGAAGCCATCCGTCTCCCAGCCGTCCTTCATGGCGACGGCCAGCTCATTTGCCTTCGTGATGAGTTTTCCGTAGGCGTCGGACAGGTCTTCCGTCAGCGCACCGGCCAGCTGGGTGGCGTTGTCCTTCAGGGTGGACAGACGGCCTGTCAGGGTCTGGCTCTGGGTGTTCATGCTGTTGTAGTAACGCCCACCCTCTTCGGCAGCGGCCTGAAGGGCTTTGGTCAGGACATCATAGGTGATGGTCATGCTCTGCACGTCCTTCACCGATTTGCCGGTGTAGTCGGCCAGCACCTGATAGATGTTGATGCCGGCAAAGGCGAACTGCTTGATGTCCACGCTAGACGCCTTGCCCACGTTAGCGATCTGCTGCAGGTTCTGCGCCATGCGGTTCAGCTCGTCTGAACCGCCGCCGGTGGCAGAAACAGCGTCGCCCAGCGCAAGGATGGTCTTGCGGGCATAGGCCGCATTCTCTCCCGCACCGAGCAGATACTGGTTTGCCTTGACGATGGATTCGGTGTCGAACGGCGTCCGTGCCGCGTCCTGCTTCATTTTTTCCAACGCCTGATTGGCCGCTTCTGCGCTGCCCAGCATGTTGGTCAGGCCGGTGCGGTAGGTCTCGATCTGTGCATTGTAAGAAAAGCCTGTCTCTACAAGGTTTTTTGCGAGTCCGGCTGCTTTTGTCCCAAGCGAGGTAAGCATACCTGCAAGGATGTTGGCTTTTGCGCTGGCTGCTGCAAACTGGCTTGCCATTCCTGCAACGCCATTCCCGGCGGTGTTTGCACTGCGGTTCAGCGAGTTTGCGGCGCTTTGCGTCTCTTTTCTTGCCTGCTCGATGCCCTGCTCATACTCGGAGGTATCAAGCCCCAAAGTTGCCATCAGATTAAAAAGATTCAGGGTCCCTCACCTCCGTTCTCTTCCACCATGCGGCGGCTGTCTTCCAATGCCTGTTCCCAGAACGCCTCTGCTTCGGCCAGCGTGGTCTCGCGCCGGGTCGTCCTCGAAGGCTCCACCTCGGCCACGACGTCGGAATAGGTGGTTTCCACCTCGACGCCGACCCCTTTCGCGCAAAGGCGGATCAGCGAGGACATATAGTCGCGGTAAGCGTTCCGTTTGTAGTCCTCTTTGAGCAGATACAGTGCATAATTGTTGAAATACCGCAGGCCATAAGCCCGCAGATGTTCGAGACTCGCCCGGCCGATCAGAACCCAAAATCGGTCGCGTTCAACATGCCGAGCGATTTGGTAAAACCCAGCACATCGGGCTGCATCAGGGTCTGCACCAGAGCGTCCAGAGCTTTCATGATGTTGTCCGATTCGCCCTCTTCCAGCGTGTACAGCTGGTGCAGTGCATCCACCGTGCGCTTCGGGTCCAGCTTCATCAGCGGCTTGGCAAAGTCCAGCGCGGCAAGGGCAAACTCACGCGGGGTGAGCTTTTTCTTCTCCGTCTGGGGCTCGACCGGTGCGCCCAGCAGCTTCATGGCGTTGTCCACGATGGCCTGCCGGCCTGCTTTGATCTCCGGGTTGTCCACATTGTCCTTGGCGTCCATCACCATGCGGGTGATGCTGTCGATGGCGTCATACAGCTTGGGGATGGACTCCACAGGGTCCAGATTGATGGTCAGGATCATACTTCGCCTCCGGTCGTCTTCACATAAAATTCCATCGGCACCTTGCTGGTGTCGGCGATATCATAGTGCCCCTTCAGGCTCAGGGACAGATTGCCCTTGCCGTCCTTGCTGGTCTTGAGTTCCAGACCGCCGTCGCTGGCAGCCTTCGACAGCTTGCAGGCTGCGTATCCGCCGCCGATCAGCTGGCCATACCACCAGACATCCTGAAAATCCTCTTCCTTGTAGTCCTCGCGCACCGTGATCTTGTTTGCTTCAACGTCTGCCGCACCGAGGTTCAGCTTGATGGTGTCAGCACTGACGGTCAGGCAGGTGGTAGACAGGCCGCAATCCCAGCTCGTGATATGCTTGAGCTGATAGGTGTTTTCGGGTACTTCGTCGATGTCCTCGCCGAAATCCACGGTTTTGGGCTTGCAGGTGATGGCAATGCCGCCGGAAGTCAAGCAGATGCGGTCTTCGGCAGCGATTGCTTTTGTCCCGGCGGGGTCAAAGGTCTTCAGCAGGGCACCCGCCTGGAACTGAAGCTTCTTGAACTCATCTGCCGAAACGGGCGTGAACATTTTGTTCATGGTTCATCCTTTCTCACACCACGAAGGATGTGACGTCAAAGTTAAGGTATGTGCACAGGTATTTTTCCGGTGGGTTGTCCATTGGCTGCGCCCACGGACTGCCTGCGCATAAAAGGACCGCGCCGCCCTCGCACTCGATGGTCAGTCCATCGCCAAGGGCCGCGCGGAGTTCATCGGTCTTGCGAATGATGGGGAGCTTGCCGCCGTCTACCGGATACCACAGCCGCGCATGGAAGGTGCTGCTCTCGTCAAAACCTTTTGGGATGACCGGCAGCACCGTGATATAGGGCAGGGAAGTGCCCTGCGGCACAAAATCCTCCGGGTATACAGGAACATCGAACATCGTAAAAAAGCTGTTCAGCGCCGTGGTAATGGCTTCTTCTGCGCCCATCAGGAAAGCACCACCTTTTTGCACTGCAAAACGGCAAGGTTCATGCCGCTTTCGGCGGGGGAAATCTTGTCGCTGCTCGCGGTGGTCACCTCATAGGTCTGGCCATCGTCCAGCCGCTTGATGCGGTCGAAGGGGGACAGCTTGATGCCCTTATCCACATAGAGAGAGTAGGTGGATGCCGTGCCCTGCTGCTCTGCCTGTTGTGCTTCAATGGTCTGGTCATGGCGTTCTACGGCGAGGAACTCCATGCCGTCCTCCCATGTGGTGGTAGAGCCAAACAGACCGTCCGATACCAGCTTTTTTTCCATGAAGCAGAACTTTTTTGTAAAATTCTCCATCACGGTGAATTTAGTGAAATCGTTTACAGGCATTACAGTTTCCTCCATTGATTGATCTCTCGGCGGTAGCGAGTGCAGCCGTCTGCGGGCAAGCCGTCCGTGCCGGTGGCCATGGTGCCGCTCCAGCCGTTGAAGGACTGGGAAACATAGCGCCCACCGCCGGGCGTTGCTGCATCGTAGTCAGTGATCTTCTTGGCAAGCTCCACAAAAACGTTGGGAACCCGCATAGGCTGTACCGTGCCGGTGAAGGTTTCGGGGGTCAGAGGCTCGCCCGCCTGATGCACGCCGTCATTGAAGATAGACCCCTCTATCTTGTAGTACTGGTGCTGCGCAAGCCCGGACAGGATGTTTTCTGGATCCTCTGCACACACGTCCGTGTTGAAGTTGATCGCATCCCAGATATAGTCCGCGCCAATGATGAACCGCCCTGTAAACGGTGCATCGTACCGGTCAAAGAAGTTTCGCGTGTACACGCACAGCTCTGGCACAGTCATGCGGTGGTCACCTCCTCAAAATGGGCGATCACTCGCCCGGTGTGATGGTCTGGACAGAGATGCCGTCCAGATACTCGGCAAACAGGGTAACGCCGGTAATGGCAAAGCTCTCGGACACGGCGGTGGTGTAGTTGCCCTTGGTGTGGAAGCCGATCAGGTTGCTTGTCTCGCCTGCGGTGGTGTACACCAGACCAGCCTTGGCATAGTCGCTGTCGGAGGGGTCAACGTAGTACATCACGATATTGTCCACGGGGGTCGCGATGACTTTGCCCTTCGCGATCTCGCCGTCGGACAGCAGGAAGATGGTGTTGTAGCCCATGAAGTCCTTGATGTACTGGAAGCCGTACTGGTTCTGGATGGTGATGTTTGCGGTGCCCAGATACTCGGCCACGTCCAGAACGTTGGCAAAGCCCACAACGCCGGTGACGGTGCGGTGCATGTTCTTGAACTTGTTCTCCACGCTGCCCTTTGCCATCGCCAGCGCCATTTGGAAGGTCTTGGGGGTGCCCTTCAGGCTACCGGTGTTCAGGTACTTGTAGAACTTGTCGGTCACCTTCGCGGTCAGGTCGTACAGGAACTCGTCGTCGGTCTTCTGCACAGCGACGTCGTAGCCATAGTTCTGGATCGCTTCCAGAGAGACGGCCTTGGCGTACTTCTCGATGGTGATCTTGCCGTAGTCCTTCTCCTTGACGGTGTACTGGCTGTAGGGGATCTCCTCGCCCTCTGCCACGGTGCCGCTCTGCAGGGTTCCCTGTGCATACTTGCTCTTCAGCACAGTGCCGGGCTGCATACGGATGGGGCGCATGATGCCCATGATCTCCCGCAGATGATCCCAGTTGCGCTGGAAGCGGGTCACGAAGTCGATCTCGCGGGGGTTGACGGTGATCTCGGTGGTGGTAATCAGATTTTCTTTTGCTGCCATAGGTTATTCCTTCCCGCCGCCTGTAAACAGGTCGGCATTTGCTGCAATCGCCGCCTGGCGTTCGCCTGCGTCCTTGATTGCAAAAATCTGGTCTTTGGTCATTTTGGAGCCGGTGTTTGCGGGCGGGTTGTCCACCGGTGCGCCCTTGGTGGAGGTGCTGCCCACATAATCGCTCCAATCGGTTTTCAGGCTCTCAGCCAGCTTGTCCGCGTTCTTCACATTGCCCTTGCTGTCCAGTTCCATCTTGTCGATGTCCTCGCCAGACAAGCGCACGATGCGGTCAAAGTACTTTTCCAGCACACCTGCAGCCTTAAGCTGCTCCCGGAACTTGGCTTCCTTGGCTGCATGGGCGTCCTTCTGTGTCTGCTGGGTCTTGTAGTCGGTCAGCGCCTGCTCTGCGGTCTGCTTACCGCTGTTGGCTGCGTCCCGTTCCTTTTCCGCTGCAACGCGGGCGTTTTTCTCGGTATCCAGTTCGTCCCGGAGGGCGTCTGTCTCCTCGTGCAAGGCGTCCAGAATGGCTTTTGCCTTGTCATCGTTGGAGGTTTCGGCGTTTTCCAGAATCTTGCGGATATCGGCTCTTTTGAGTGCCATGTGTTCGTCCTTTCTGCCCTTGCTTGGGCTGCCATGCTTGGCAATCAGGTTGTTTTGCCGGACGTGCTGCCGGCGTGGTGCCGCTTGCAGGGGTCGAACCTGCAACTACCCGGTTATGAGCCGGGAGCACTGCCAGTTGTGCAAAAACGGCATAAAAAAGCGGCTGACGCTTTGCGCCAACCGCTGGATATTGAATTTTAGAGGTAGATCTGAAAATCTGTATCGTCAGGCTCAGAAGCAGGAAGATACAGCAAAATTTTGATTTTTGCTCCGTTTCCATACGCAACATCGCAATCACCAACAGCATCAAGTTCTTTTTCTCGCTTGTTTTTTGCTCTCACCATTTCGGCCTTGATGACTTCCACCTCTTCGGCGGCTTTGTGATATGCTTCATCAGCTTCCATCTGCCTTTTCGCAGCAGCTTCAAGCCTTTCGCTCAAGAATTCAAGTTCTGTCATGCTTTTATACCTCCCTGTTTCCTTCCTCTACTGCAATCTCTTGCAGTTCTTTGATATGATCCTCCACCGCCGGGCGCAGGAACGGGCGTGGTTTCATGCCCCTGGTAAAGTGCCATTTGCCGTTGAAGTCCTGCCAGACCCACGGCGTTTTGCGTCCGTTGCCCTTCTCTGCAAAAATACCGGTGCCCAACTCCACGTATACACTGTAAAACAGGTTTGAGCCGATGGTCACGGTCTTTTGTGCGGTAGAGACGACGTAGGTAAGGGACGCTTTCAGCGCACCGCCTACATAGCCCTCTATGCCGGTACTGTCTGCCGTGCCTGTGGGCACAAGCAGCTGGGCGTAGTCCTGCACCTTCATGCCCCAGATGGTCAGCACCCGCTCGGCCCATGCTTCCAGCGCTTCATGCAGCTGCGGGGTGTTGTCGGTGACTTTGATGTCGTAGTTAAATTTCATGATTATTTTGGTTTGTGATCTGATCCATCAAGATGCAATTTTGTTCCGCTTTGGCCAAAATCTGACCAATAAGGTCTTTTTCTGATGCGGGTCGATTTATTGTCTCTCCTCTTAAAAAATCAACAGCAGTAATAAATCCCCGCAAAAGGTCTCTGTCCGCTTCTGCCAAATGATACTCAACATGAACGTTAGTCGTTTTCATATTTTTGCTCCATTTTTATCCCAAATCACGCTCAAGCCACAAAAAGTGCTCAGCCAAGCTAGGGGCAGATTCTGGGTGGTTGACAGGCCTTAGATCGCGTCCGCACACTGGGCAGAAGTTTGGATACCATAAACGGTTTGCCATTTCGTCAGCTTCTATGAATACCTGTCCATCTTCGTCCGTTCCCATGACAAGCTGGCTATACATCCCGCCCGTGTCAAGTTCTTTTTGGCTCTTGTCCTTGTCGTATGCGTCGTGCCCATGAGCATTCTTTGTGAAAACCGGTTCTATCTCGCAATACTCACACACTTATCTCACCTCTTTTTCTTGCGCCAAATCTCAACTAACGCTTTTGCATCGCTCAGCTTTGACGCGCCACCTATCCGTTTTGTCCCATCGTAGACGGTAAATGCCCCGCTGGTGCCCCGGATTTTAAAGCCGCCTGCGCTGATCTCCTTGGACATATAGCCGCCGTCTGCCGTGTAGCCGCCCTTGTTAGTAGTTTTCCACTTTAGTGCATCGCCGCTTTTTGCTGCGGCACTTTTTGCCTTTGCAGCAAGTTCAGATTGCGTTTTACCTGTGCCGGAAACCTGTTTTTTGAAGCTCAGAAAGTCGGTTTTGTGCGGATTGTTTTTTGTCGTAAGCAGACGTGAAAGAAACGGCCTTATCGACAACTCTGTCCATTCTCTCAAATTGGGTACGCTTTTGAGATTCGGACATGGCCTTGTCATAGTTTTCGATTTTCTTTTTGGTTCTGGCGATTTCCTTATTCAACTGGGCTTCGTTCATATTTTCGATGCTTCTGGCGTTGGTCGCAGTTGAGCTCGCTCTCGCGGAGCTGCCCGAACCTCGTTTACTCACGGTAGTGCCTCCTTTCGTATTGAAATGGTTTTATTTTGGTAACGTTCCAGTCAAATTCATCAGGGCATTTGCCATACCATAAGACGCTGCTCGGTTGCAGCACTTCCAGCGCCTTACGGCAGTGCTTAGCAAAGCATTCTGCTTCGTATGGGTCAGATTGTGTGCCGTGGCTCGAAATGCTCACGATGGCGTTTCTGGGCTCACCGTCAAAGCACCAGTCATAGCTTTGCTCTCCGCACCAGCAAAGCGTTGGGATAACGTGAATGCCGTGCGCCTGCCAGTATGCGGCAAGCCAGTGCTTTTTGTAGTGCATGAAAAGCTGCACCGCAAGCGGCATATCACTGTACAAAGAAAAATCCGGCGAACATACCGCGCCGAACTGCTGCAAAAGGGGAATGTATTTGTCTGGGTTGTTCCAGAACCGTTCAAACTGGTAATCGTCCTTGTAAAAATGCACGCCTTTTGTGGCCTTGTCTTTGGAGGTCAGCGCATAATTGACCGGGATCCATTCCAGCTTGTCAATGCGGATGTCCGTTTCCGGCTTGATTTCAGGGATGCCATACTTGCCCACGCCCGGAAAAATCATTTTCTCGGTGTTTTCCATCGGCAGAATCACGGTTTATCCCTCCAAGCCTTACTTTTTCTTGAGTTTTCGCCCTGTTTTCCAGTTGTAACCACGCTTTTCCAACGCACGCCGTGCGGCCTGCGTTGATGGGTTGTCGGGATGCCCCTTTGCCTTGTCCATCAAAACTTCAACACGGCTTTTTTCTTTGATTGCGCCAGATGCAACGCCCGCTTTGTATTCTGCAATAGCAGCTTCTCTTTTTGCGGAATATTGTGCAGCGGCTTCATGGGCTTCTTTTTGCATTTTCTCGGTCTGTCTGCGTGTCAAGCCATGAGGGATACGCAGTTTATCATCCATATAGTCGCTGATAGGTGAACTTAAACCGCGCTTTGCAAGAAATTCATCAAGCGTAGTTTTCCCACCACTTGCCCTTGTGGAACTTCCAGAGCCACGTTTACTCATTCTTGGCGCTCTCCTTTCTGCGTTTGCGTTCCTCTTCCCGCCACATCTGTTCGGCTTCCGTGCCGCCCTTTGCCTTGTACCACTCGGTATAGGTCAGGTCAGATGTGACCTCTTTTGTCGTGTTGTCCCGCCGCATAGCGTTCTGCCGTGGGTACTTGACCAGCGCACTGGACAGCTTGCACCGGCAGTGATAAACCATTTCCGGCGCTGCGTTGGGGTCTCCGGGGTACTGTATCTCGTAGCCCTGCACTTTGAAAGGCTCGTCAAGGTCGGCGGTCTCCTGATCCAGCAGCCGGTGCATCTCGCGGGTGCGGTAGTCCAACGTGCTGTTCCAGCGCTTCTGCACCTCAATGCCAATGGCTTGAGCGTTGCGCAGCTGCTGCATCGTCCCTGCGTTCTGTGCGCCTGTAAGGGCTGTGATGGCGTTGTTCATCGCCCAGTGCACCTCAGTGTCTGCCATGCCCTGCACAGCCTGCACCGCAATGTCATGGACGCTTTTTCCCTGAATGATGCCCTGCATGACGTACCGGTTGAACACCCGTGCGTCGTAGGTCTTGTTGCTCTCGCTTTTGATGCGCTTGTTGGGCACCAGCTTTGGGTTTTCTTTCAGCAGCCGCTTGACTGCTTCGGTGTTGTATAAGGTCAGGTTGAACGCCGTGCTTGCGGCCTGTTCCATCTCGTAGAAGGCGTAGTTGGCACCAAAGGCAAACAGGTCGTATTGCTCATCCCGTGCCAGCTTGTACGCTGTCTGCTGGGCTGTGGTGCAGGTCTGGGTGATGTTGTCCAGCTTCTGGTGCATCATCTCAGACTGAAACACCTGATTCCGCAGCCATGTACGATAGTCGCTCTCGGTGATCTTCCCGGCTTCCAACTGCTGCCGCTTGTAGGCGTCCAGCTTCTGGTAGTGCTCCAGAAACTCGGTCAGCTGCTCGGTCATTTCCCGCCGGGCGGTGCCATACACCCGCAAAATGCGGCGGCGCAGCCTGTTCAGCTGCCGGGTGGAGTAATCAATCTCATTCATCGTTCAGACCCGCTGCGAATTTGCGTCCGAGGGCATCGTCAATGTCATCCACGGTCTCCCGCGTTGCGCTCTCTGCCATCAGCGCAGCCTTTGCCTGTTCCTTCTGCTCCTGCGTCAAGTTGGGGAGCAGTTCTATTGCCATCTCGTTTCCGATGATGGTAGCTTCTGCAATCGCCATGTCCACCTGCTCCTTGGTGTTGGAGATGCGCACATGGGTGTACTGCGGCTTTGCGTCCGACAGACCGGCGATCTTGAGCACCTGACGCACAAACTTGGTGACCTGCTGTTCAAAGTCGCGGGCGTTCTCGTCCAGCGGCTGATAGGCCGCTTCCAGATGGTCGTTGGTGCTGTCTGCGCTCACGCAATGCACGTCCAGACCGCCGAAATCCTCATACAGGGAACTGTGCAGCCGCTGCAGCAGAGTCTCCCGCGCCTGTGTGGGGATCTCCTGCGTGTAGGGCTGTACGCTGCCGCCGTTGTCCCCGGCGTTGTCCACGTTGGCGGCGTGGTTGAACCGCAGCCGCTGCATGAACTTGCGAAGGTCAGAATCGTTCATGCCGCCGTAGTTGGAGATAAGCCAATAGACCTGCGCACATTCGCGCAGATCATCGCAAAAGCCGTTGACGATCAGGTCAATGTTGTCGATATAACCCTTGAGATTGACCAGTGTGCTTTGTTTGGCGCTGCTGCCCCAGAGCGGCACGATGGGCAGTGTGCCATAGCCCTCGCCCTCTACGATCTCGTCACCGGCGGGGGTGGTGGTCGTTGTGGTCTTGTAGGGCTGCTGCTCGCCGTCCTGATGCAGCATGCGCTCGCCCTTGCTGTCCTCGGTGTAGCGGGTGTAGCCGCTCTCCTCATATAGTACAGCGTGCATGGGCTTGTCTGGCTGCAAGCGCCAGAACCGGATACCCGCTCGCATGGTGCCGTCCTTCTCGTCATACAGGGGCGCAAACTCGGTCAGCTTGAACACGTCCAGATGATCGTTGTTCCAAAAGCCAAAGCTTTCACCATGGATGCAGGCAAGGTAGCCCAGCCGGTAAAGCTGCTCGTCAAAGCTTTCGCCCAACTTTGCCTTTGCGTTGTCCTCGCCCGGCAAGGTGATGCCGTTTGCAAGACTATACGCCACACGTTGCACGTTGAGCCTGTGGAAGGAGTTGCTTTTTACGGTCTCCGGGCGGGCTTTTTTTGTGATGCCGTTGAGTTTGTAGTCGATATCGGCAAGCGCATCCAGAAAGTCATCCACGCCGGTGTTCAGCTGCCTGTCGTACTTGTCAGCCTTTTCAGCGGTACGCACCGGGGCGCTTGTGACGTGCTCGGCAATAAAGCTCTGCACAAAAGCGGTTTTGGCCGCGGGGTCGTTCTGCACCGCTTCAAGGTCTTGGAATGTTCTCACTTGCTTTGCTCCTTATTTTCCGGGCTTGTGCCACACAAGCTCCATGGCGTATCGTGTTGCGTCTATGTGGTGGTTATCATGGTCGGGGTATCCGGGCAGCGGCTCGCCGTTTTTATCCGCGTCATACTCGTACTCTGTGAACTCCTTCAGGGTGTCCGGGCATCGCATCGGGTCTATCACAATGGCGGTCAGGCTTTGCAGCCACTTCACGCCCTGCCCAACGCTGTTCGGACCTTTTATCGCGGGCAAGCATTTCATTCCCCATGCAGTATAGTCGGTGCAACTCTTTGGCTCGGCGCTGTCACCGGTCAGGCGCTCGCTCTCTGGGTTCTCCATAACGTGCCGGTCTTGCAGCATCTTGAACGTGTCCTCGTTGCGTGTGCGCCGCGCGGTGATCTCGTCATAGATATACAGGGTCTTGCGGGCTGCGTCGTAACTCATGCAGTTGTAGGCAAATGGGTCAGGATACCAGCCCCAGTCAATGCCGTGGTATTTGCGCTCAAACTTGGCGGGGTCTATCTTTTCTGCCCGGATGTTGGTAAAGACTTCCTTGCCGCAGCCGGTCACCTCGCCCAGGTACTCGTGCTTGTAGGCGATCAGGTTGCGTTTCTTTAGTTCTTCGGCATCATCCAGAAATCGCTTGCCAAGCCACTCCTGCGGCACCATCGTGTAGTCAGAGTGCTGGATGATTTTGCGGTCACGGACTTCCATCGCGTACCGGTTTGCCCAGTTGCGTGGAGATGCAGGCGGGTTAAAGCTCTTGAACGTGAAAGAGAAGTTTCCACCACGCAGGCAGGACTGCTCCACGTTGCGGATTTGCTCCGGTCCGTCATACTGGTCGAGTTCTTCAAACCACAGAATGCCGATGTAACCATGCTGAAGCTTAATAGACTTGAGCTTTCCGGGGTCATCCAGACCGAAGAAGAGGATCTTCTGACCGGTATTTTTGTTGGTCATCTCCATCGGGGAAACCGTACACTTCCACATTCCGGGTTCCAGCTGGTCAGCTGCCCACTGCATCTGCGCATACACGGATGTGCGCATGGTATTTCCCACTTTGCGGATGCAGACCGCATTACAATCCGGGTGCAATTGCAGAAGTTTGATAATGCCGATGCTGCAGAAGCTGGATTTTGTGGATCCCCGTCCGCCCTTTTCCAGTGCTTCGTTCGCATCGCCTCGCATGATCTTCTGCCATGTCGGCAGGAATTGCGGTGCCAAAAGTTCGAACAGGCGGTTTTCGGAAACTGCCGGGCTTGCGCTTTCGATCTCTTCTGTTTTTTCCTCTTTGTTGTCCCAGCCAAAGTTAAACTTCAGACTGAATTGCGCTCCGTTCGTTCCGTCCCGGTCGAACAGCCTCTCTTCGGAGTATTTTTCGCACCGGGCTTTTGCGCGCGTAATCGTGTTTACAAATTCCTGCTTTCCTTGATATTCCAGCAACGATTTTCGTGACGCAAACCCCAAAGCCAACGCTAATCCGGTGACAGTGGGCGGACGCTGATGCAGATAGATTTCATTTCCGTACTTATCCAGAACCGGGGCTCCATTCGCGTCCTGCAAGAGCTCTCCTTCGCAGTCAGCAAAGTAAGCGTCTATCTTTTCCTGCATTTCTGCTGAATTTTTATATTTCGGCGGTGCGCCTACCGGATTCTTTTTCTTGTAGGTCATTGCCACCACCTCTCAAAAAATCGCTTAAAAGAAACGCCGCCCATTCGGACGGCAGAATATCAAAATAAGCAGCGCTCCGTACATTCAGTTTTTGGACAACGAAAACGGTGGAGCGCCGCTGCATCCGGAACTTTCGCGGCCAGATGCCCCGCTATCTGCGCAGCTCCCTCACAGGGTACGCAGCTGGCATTCCCGGCAGGGCTCAAACCTGCATCCTGCGGTTTTGGAGACCGCTGTTCCATCACTTGAACTACGGGAATATAAAAAGCCGCCCTTGGAATCGAACCAGCCGTGTCTACACACACGCGCTGCGCTCCAAACTGCGCTCAGGCGGCATATAACAAAAGAAAAACCAGCACGTTTCCATGCTGGTTCTGTTGACGCACATCCTGCCGGGGGAATTATGGAAACCGGTGTACGGATTATGTGGCCTCCGGTGCGTGCGGAGGTTGTGAGGACAGGTAAGGATACCCTGCCACTCTACACGCAGCCACAAGCGGGATGTCAGCCCATGCGTCAGGTGGTCGCTGCTTCGGGAGAGCAGCGTGTCGGAGCCGTTAACCGGATTTGAACCGGCACCATCAAGTCTGTATATGCGCATTGGTTAAGTGCGCAGTGATATCAGAGATGTGTCACCAACGTTGTCCCGCCTTAACTCGGCGGCGCTCTGCCAATTGAGCTATAACGGCATAGAAGCAGCCCGCGAAACGAGAGGAAGAAAAATGCCTGTCAAGCCTTGGGAGGAAAGCATTTTGTGGGGGATTCGTTTCGGAGACTGCGTGGCAAGCGTCTCACCGCTTTCGGCGGTTCCGCTTATACCAATTTTAGCACAATGCCTGTTTTAGTTGGATATTTGCAGTATGAAGGTGCATTGCAAAAAATCAGGGCGGGTTTTGTGCGGTTTGTGCAACATTGCCGAAGCTGTCCCAAATCTCTGCCAGATAGATGCTGCCCCACTTGATGTAAATGGAGACCTGGTTTTCTTCCGAAAGCCCCAACTCCTCGCAGACCTCGCGCTGTTTTTTGTTCTTGACGTAGTACAGGCACAGGCAGTCAGCCTGTTTTTTGCTGGATTTGCTTGCCGTGATACAGTACGCCCGCCGGGTGGCCTCAATTCGCAGCAGGCAAAGGTCTGTTTTCATCTGCTGCAGGCGGCGCTGCTCGTCCGTGATATCTGCTGCAGCAAGCCCAACCCTGTCACCGGCACCGCTGCCTCCAGGCATACCGTTCAGGACCTGGGTGGTCTTTTCGGCAACTTCCCTGATGCGCTGGATCTTCTGCTTTTGCGCTTCAACCGCCGCAGCCATATCCCGGCACTGCTGGAACCACGCCTTGACCGTGTGGTAGTCCACGCCGGTGCGCGGCTTTGGCTGTTCGTTTTCAGGTGTCCATGTGCGGGTCATTGTTGCTCCTTTCTTCAAAATCGTGGCAATATTCGGGCGGATTTATGTATCCTTCGTCTTTGTCACTTCTCCGGCAGATATAGTGATATCCGGATTCTGACGCCCCAAATTTTTGATTTAAGAAAACGCACCGGTCGCAAAGGCAAGGTTTGTTGCGGTTGAGCCACCGCTTGAAATATTCAATTGGGTTGCCATCGCTAAGAACAAACCAGATGAAAAATCCTGCAAGTGTTGCCATGAACAGCGTGCTTGCAACTTCAAATAGCATATCAAGCATTTTACTCCTCCATTTCCTCGATCCAGATCTCCACTCTGGGGTTTTGCTTGTCATAGTCCACCCGGCTGCCATCGTGGGCGGCAACGATGCGGCTGTTGTCGTCTGCCAGCACACCGGCCTTTACCAGTATGTCGCAGGTTGCTTCGATCAGGTTTGCAAGGTCAACCTTGCGTCTGGTAGCCATGTAGTACACGCACCGCACGTTCACGCGGGCAGAAATAGGCTCAGGCGGGGCGCGTATCTGCCATAGGCATCCGGTCTGGTATTCCTCAAACGCCGCGCTTGGGGCTACAAAGCGCCGTCCTCCGCGCCCTTGCAGGATGCGTGCACTGTTTTTCTTTGTGCGGGGGTCACCGTAGAGGGTCAGCTTCATTCGCCGTCCTCCATGTAGCGCCAGCTTTGTGGCGGGCGTGAGATGTATCTTGACGCACTGCAATTTTCATTTTGGTTGTCCCATTGCAGACAAGTGCAGCAGTCACCGGAGTGCTTGCAAGGCTTCATGCCCCAGAAATTTTTAAGCCTTACAGGCTCGTCCCAAATTTTCAGGTCAGAAATGTGCCAGCCGTATCCGTCACCGCCCTTGAGATACTTTTCAGCCTGCGCTTCGGTCAAGCCGGCGGCTTGAAGCAGCTCGCCAGCTGGTTTATACCACCCGTCCAATGTCAAAATGTTTATGTCCATCATCGTTCCGACGTGGACGAGCTTGTCGATTTTATCGCAGACAAATGTACCGATGATGCGTTCTTCCATCTGCTGTAATCCAGTTTTTGGAAATCTCTGCCACCAGTTTCCTGCACCTGTGCAGTAGATGTACACCTTGAACGGCGTTTCCAGCTTCGGGCGGGTCTTGCGTACCTCCACAGTTTTCATCCCGCTCCAAATCAGCTTGCACCAATTTGGCCGGATGCTCAAAAGTACAGTTTTCATTTTTTACCCCCATTGTTCTGCCATTGCTTTTGCAATGCCTGGATAGGTTTTACTTCTCTCTTTTGCGTGACCGCTTCCCATCCAATGATTTTTTTCTCGCAATTTTTGTGGCAATGTCATCATGTAATCGTACACATTGTCGGTTTCGATTAGCCCCGGAAGATTTTTCAGCCACAAACAGGTCTTCTTTTGCTCTGGATGCCCAAACTGCCATGGATTGATAATTTGATCCGGCTTTCGGTATAGTGTGGACATCACGCACACGGGGTTTTCGATTGCGATTCGCTGAATATCAGTTTCTGCAAACTTCATGAAGAATGCAGCAGCTTCAAAGCGCAAGCTGAGCGGCTTTCTTCCCTCTGTGAACCACCGTGCACCAGAAACAGCAAGGTGCGTGCAAGGCGGGTGCGCAATGAGCAAGTCCCACTTGCCAACGTCATGCGTTACGCCGTCCATCGTCACGACTTGCCCCCCCTCCAGAACCTTGAGAGCATCTCCGATAATATGCCACTCAGAATGCCCGCCGGACGGCTCTTGAATATCGCAGGAGTAGGCTTCGTGTCCTTTTGCCCGGAACGCCTTACAGACTTCCTGCGATTCCTCACAGGCAACTAAAACTTTCATTTCATTCGTCTCCTCCGTTTGCGCCCAGATAGCGCTTTCGGCCCCGCTCACGGTGCTTGTCCTCGTATGTACGGTGGTAGCATCTCATTGTGTGGGTCATATCGTAGGTGTAGGCCAGCTCGGCCTTGTGCATCTGCTGCCATGCCTTGAACCGCTCGCAGTGGTCGTGGCAGCCGGGCTTCCGTTCCGGGCAGCCCTTGCAGGTCGAGTTGGTCATCGTACCGCCTCCACCCGCACCGGCTCGAACTCGTCGAACTCCGGGTAATGGCTTTGCGCGAGCTGCGTTGCGATGTAACCGGCCTCGCCGGGGTTGCTGGCGTCCACCTGCCAGCAGTGGAGGTCTGTACCGCCTGCGTTGCGACACTCGATCATGACGGTGTATTTAGGCATTGTGAACCTCTCCTTTCTTTTTGCTCAGAGGGCGGCGGGCCGCAGCATTTTTGAGGAAGTCGTTCGGATGCGCTGCCGCCTCTTCGGGGGGCCGGGACGCCATGAACGGCTTGCTGCGTGGAGCGTTGGCCTTTTGGGCACTCTCCTTGTCTCTGGACATCCAGCCGGATGCAGCAGCCTTCCAGCTCTTCATGGGGTTCTTGCCGACCTTCCAGCCGTTGGACTCGTAGAAGTCCCGGAACCGCTCCGCCTGTGCAGTCGTACCGCCTTTCTCGGCAAAATACGCCTCGATCTCTTCCAGCCCCGGCGGAGAAAACCGTTTTGATGCTCTGGGGGATGGAGACGCGGAAGCGTCTATCTCTATAGACTCTATAGAGTCTGTGTACTTTGTACTTTGTACTTTGTACTTTGTACTTTGGTTTTTATGGGTTTCGTTGGGTTCCCCATGGGTTTCCGTGGGTTTTTCAGAAAACCCATCGGTTTCTTTCGCTTTTTGGGGTCTCCCGCCTTTGCGCCCATTCTGGCGATTCGCCTCAATCGTGCGTTGATACGTCTTTATGTTCTCGTTCATAAAGTCCCGCAGAGACTCGAATGCCATCTGCTCCATTGGTTCCAGACCTTCCGGTTCTTCGCCGTGCTCCACATACTTCCGCATTTTGGTCAGGGTGTTTTTGTACTGTTCCGGCGGCAGGATATCCAAAATCACAAACTTGTCGAATGGGATCATCAGCGCTTTGGGCCTGATTTCGTCTTCCATGTTTCACCTCCTTCCGAGCGCCCGTATCGCCAGATAGCACAGCGTTCCGGGTCAGAACGGCAGGTCGCCGTCGTCTGTGACGTCGATGAAATCGTCTGCATCGCCCTGCGCGTACTGCTGGCCCTGCGGGGCATTCTGCGCGGCCTTTGCTTCGTTGGTGTAGTTTTTCGTCTGCTGGTCGAAGTCGCGCACAGCGGGCTTCTCTACCGCCTTGGGCCCTGCGAAGCTGATCTGGTTAGCCAGAACCTCCACCGCAGTGCGGTTGCTGCCCTGCTTGTCCTGATACTGCCGGGTCTGCAAGTTGCCCTCGATGGCGATCATGCTGCCCTTCTGGAAGAACTTGCAGATAAATTCTGCCGTCTTGCCCCATGCCACGATATCCACAAAATCAGCCTCACGCTGCTGGCCCTTCGGGGTATAGTTGCGGTCGCAGGCAATGCGGAAACTGCACACGCTGGTTCCCTGCTGGGTGGTGCGGAGTTCCGGGTCGCGGACCAGACGGCCCATAATTGCGACGATGTTAAGCATTGGGCAGGCCCCCCTCCTCGTCGCTGTCGCCAGCACCGGCCTCATAGTCTACGTTTGCGCCCATGAGCACTTCCGGGCATTCTGCACGGGCAAAATAAGCGGCAGCGCGGTATTTGAGCATCATTTCGGTCATACGCGGCCAATAACTGCCCTTTTTGTCCCACCAGCCCAGGTCGTGCGCCATCTGGACCGTGACTTTTGGACCAACGACCTTCTCGCCGGTGAGCTTGTCCACGCCGATCAGGCGACAGCCCCAGGACGGCGTTCCCTCTTCGCCCTCCATGCGGTAACGGGTACGGCCCACAAACTCGCCGCTGTTGTCGATCAGGGCCTTGCAGCTCTTGCCGCTCCACGTCGGCTGGCCGTAAACGACATACAGATTCTGCATGACAAAGAGCTCGGAGACGTTCATCCTCTGGGCCATATCGCAGGCAATGGCGCAGGCGCCGACGTTCCCTGCGTAGGACTGCGGGAGCATTCCGTCGGGCAGATTGGCCATTGCAACGGCCTTGGATTTCGCCAGCGTCCAGATGCGCTCATTGGCGGTCAAGCCCTGGACTTTTTCTGCATAGGTCAGCTGCCGGTTGGCCGGAGCAGCATGGGCCGGAACTTCCGGAACGGATGCGGGCGCAGCGTCCATCTGAAGCTGTTCGACAGGGGTCTTCTTGATTTCGTTTTCAGGCATGGTGGATTTCCTCCTCAGTAAATTTGATCTCAACAATATTTGCATACCGCTCGATTGCGGCAAGCTCGGCTTTTGTGCAGTGGAACACAAGTTTCCGGTCGCGGGGCTCTTCCTTCTGGAGGAAGCCATCGAATAGATCATCGTAGAACGCATCCCGGAAATCGTTCTCCGGCGGGGTCTGGTAAACAGCAACGCCGGGCCTGACCAGTTTGACGCAGATCTGCGGCGGGTTTTGCGCCGGGCCCTTGTAGTTGTCCGGCATCCCCTTGATGACAGCCTCCCGAAGCATGGTGCGATACTCCGTCATATAGCAGTAGTCGATGGAGTTGTACGGCTCCGGCATGATGGGTTCACCGGCGGCGGCGTGGATGATGTCAATCAGGCACAGAAGCCTGCCCACGCGGCGGTAGATCGAGTTGATCGTATCCCGCGTGATCTTGCTGCCCAGTTTTCCATTGCGGGCGAAATTCGTGAACAATGCAACAGCAGCATTGACATCGCTGGTCAGCTCGTTGCCGGTGCTGATGAGCCGGAACAGTACATTGTCCCGACCGACGTACTGAAAAATACCCTCGGCCTTGTTGGACAGGTCTTTGACCTGGGCGCGCCTTGCGGCGAAATCGGTCTTCATTGTGTGCTCACCTCCGATACGCCAGAACGCCGACGTTATCATAGACCTCGTACAGATCACCGGGCTGGCCTTTGGCCAGGTCGTCGGCCAGCCGGACCATTTCCTGTGTGGTTTCGCCGTAGCGCATCGTGCGGAACGCTGGCGGGTTCTTCTGCCCGTCGAAGATCATCAAAATTGCCATTTTGCTTGTCAAAACCTCCAAAGTATGTTATTCTTCGGGGTGATGGAGTCGTTCAAACCATCACCTCTGGGGCTCGTCGGTGTTGGCGCACCGGCGGGCTCTTTTCAGTTGATGTCATCGGCATCTTCAATCGCAGTCTGAAGCTCAATGGTGAACAGGTCAAAATCCTCTGCCATCGTCTCCCACTTTGAAGCTTCCGCTGCTGTAGCGGAAACCGAAGCTCGCTTCCGAGCTTTTCTGGAACAGTTCTGATACTGACGGATGAGTGACCTGATATTCTCTTCCAGTGTCATGCGCTGTGTTCCTCCTTCCGGTCCTGCCGGTAGTCCGGCTCATGGGTGCGGGCGTGGGTGCGGTCGATGCGTCCATAGGGGCTGTTCCGCTTGTATTGCCTGTTCTCGCGGCGCAGCTCGTACAGGCTCAAGGAAAGCCCTGCCGCCGTGCAAAGCACAGCCCACAGCACCAGCGGGGCGCGGGCAGCGGCGGCACCGTAGTCGTATCCGCCCCAGACTATCAGCAGCAGGGTGATGCCAGCTTCAAGCAGATCCAGCGCTTTTCTGGCCAGCAGAAAGCCGCACACCGCGAAGCCGGCAAGGGTAATGGTGTTCAGTCGTTTCATAATCCGTATACCTCCTCTAACTTGTAAAAATCCTTCAGCCACGCCACAAACCCGGCACGGGAGATCAGCGGCGCGGCGGTCTTTGTGTCCACAGAGGGAACAGCCCATCCGGGAAACATCCCCGCTTGAATCATTGCCTTAAGCGTGGGTTCGCTTATCGAGATCAAGTTCGAGCGCATCAGCTCGCAACAATCGTGAATGCTCATTGTGGGACGCATGGTGCATCCTCCTCTCTTTTTAATAAAATGTCTTCTCTTTGCTGTGCCGCTGCGGCTCCTAGCCTCGCAATTCCTTCGCATTTCTTCGCTTCGCCATTCCATTGCCGATCTAGTCAACGCTTTGCCCTTGCCTAGCATCGCATCGCCCAGCTTCGCTTTTCCATAGCTGTTCATTGCGGTTCCTTCGCCTTGCCTGTCTGTGCTTCTCAGTGCCGCTGCGTTGCGGTAGGCCGCAACACGCTGCCACTGCACAGCAGTTCACCTCATAGCCTTCGCAAAGCGGCGCTCTGCCTCGCCTTTGCTAAGTATCGCTATGCACAGCCATCGCACGGCCAATCGAACTCAGCCTTGCCACTGCCAAACCTAGCATCGCCTCCGCGAATCAGGGCCGTCAATGCCATGCCCTTGCTCTCAGGTCTTCACCTCATAGGCAGTGTAGGTAAACCGTCCCTTTCCGCTGTTGCGCCACTGGCCGATGCCGCGCAGAATGCCATAATCCAGCCACTCACGAACAACCTTTTCGTGGCTGTCGTCAAGAAGGGTTACGTCAAACTCGCAGGTGCTGCCCGCCGGGATTTCCTCACTGTTGGCAAGGCTCACGCGCTCTCCATGTGCGGTCTGTGCGCGAAGCGGGCGCTGGCACTCGCCAATTTCGCCGTTGACCCAAATCTGGATCATACGGGGCTGCACGAAAATCAATCCGTCAATGACCTTCTTGTAAGCAGTCAGCTTGCCGCTTTCGTTCACGGCCTTCTTCTTGCCAGTCTCGGTCTTGCTGCCGATGCGGGAAAGCATTCCGCAAGCATCCTTAAACATGCCTTTGATCTGGTAATCGTAAAAAATCGGATTGCCGTCCGGGTCACGCGGGAAAACGGTCATGCCCTTGTCAGCTACCGCATCAGGGCCAAGAGCCGCCACTTCATCCTCGATGGTTGCAGCATCCGGCGACTTGCTGGCGATAAACTCGCGGGCCACATTGGGGTTTGCGGGCCATGTGCCAAGCACCGGCTCAATAAATGTAGCTTTCACATGCAGTTTTTTCATAGTAACCTCCAAAATAAGTTTGTATCCTTACGCCAAGCCGTGGCTTTACCGCTTCAAAAACAGGTTCACAAAGTAGATTTGCTCCTTGCCGTGGTTGTCCACGACCTTGATTTTCGTTGCGCTTGGAAACACGTTGCAGCAGGCGAAGATAAGGCGTTGCAGTGTCATTGTGCGGTCAGCCCTCCCTCGCGCAGCCTGCCCGCCGGGGCACAGTCGCGGTCAAACAGGCTGGTCTGCCCATTGGTCTGCTGGATCAGCATCACGGTGTTGGTGCTGGGCTTCCAGCGCTGGATGTACTCCACGGCTTCGTCAAAACGCTTGCGGGGGATGTTCCCCACGCTGTTCACCCGGAACCAGTCCTGAACATCGTGGTTGCACTCGCTGTACACCTTGCTGCGCACATGGTTGTCGATGTAGGCCGGGGCGTTCTCATCGCCAAGGGCGCAGATCACCGACCGGCTGATGCTCTTGCGCAGCACACGCTGCTGGTTGTAGTCCACCGTCATGGTGTTCTCTAGCGCCGTGAGCCGCTGCTCCTGCCTCTGGGTGCGGTCGTCCAGCAGGAACAGCGCCTGCATCTCCTTGCTGAGCTTGGGCATCTGCGGAGTGCTCAGCTTCTTCTCCATCTCGTTGAACGCCTGGATGTACTTCAGCTTCCACTCCAGCGCCGCCTTGCCGGTAAAGCCCATGGCCAGCAGCGTAAAGCCGTCACGGCTCATCAGGTACATGGGATAGGTCTGACCGTTCTGCTCGTGGGTGTACTCGGTTTTGTAGAACATGGGGGTCTGCTCATTTTTGAGCACACCCGCCGTCATGAGGTTTTCAATGTCCCGCATGACGTTGCGGTGTTCCTTGCCGAAACTCTCGGCGATCTGGCGGCTGGATGCTACCGGCTCGCCGTTCCGGGTGGATAAGATAATGTCAGTCATAGTCTTGTTTTGTCCTCCTTGTACTCTGCCCCTCCTGTGCTATACTTGAGCGGGAGGGGGTGAAAAAATGAATCAGCGTGGATCCATGAACCAGCGTACAGATGAATTAGAGCGCATTCTGAACGCCAGTAAAGTAAATCATTCCAATTTGAAAGTCTCGCAGCAGCCTACACTGTATGAGGTACAGCTGCGATATGCAGAAGATTTGAAGCAGCTGCGCCAGCAGTTTGAAGAAAGCCAGCAAAAACAGGAAATCAAAGACCGCGAACAGGCAAAGGAAAATAGGTCAAATAAGCGAATTGCCATTTTGTCTGTTATCGTGGCGATTGTTTCCGCTGCATTTGGCGGGGCATCTCTCATTGTTTCCGTCATTGCCTTGCTAGGATAACAACGAGTGCGCCAATCTGTACTGCAAGCGCAAAGCACTGGATACACAAGGCAATCAGATGCAGTTCCGTAGAAGTCCAGTCGTGCTTGCGGCTGGGCTTTTTGTCGTTGTTCATGCCGTTTTGTCCTCCTTTTCTTTAATCAGTTCGCTTACTGCGGCTTCCATCTTTTCCCGGATGCCGCGCGGCTTGCGCTTGCTGTTCAGGATCAGGGAGCAATAGCTCTTTGTCCATCCCAGACGTTCTGCAAGCTGTTCCAGCGTGACTTCGTTGTTGTGCATTCTGCCGATCAATCGACCAGTCCACGGTTCAGGCACTCTTTCACCTCCCTGTTATGTGATAATAAATTGACAACGGCGCACCGATTTGCTATACTGTTTTACGGCTCCTAGTTAAACTGATTCAAAAGGACGGTGATTTCATTGACCCAACTTTTGAGCCAGCCAGTTCCAGACACGAGCAAGTGCGTGAAGCGCTAGGGCTTACAAGGCGGCGCCGACCCGCCAAAGGAAGCGGCGCACCCATAGCCCTGCAAGTTGTTTTTGCAGCCCAGACGTTACTTTTGCGGCGTACATGACCGCAAAAGGTGTGCAAACGCGCATGTTTGCATTACCGTCGGGGTGCAAGTGCGTTCTGGTGACAAATCGGTGAAAAGTCTGTCTGTGAAACAACCGCAGGCAGATTTTTTCTTGTCGCCGCGTCAAAAGTAGTTGAAAAAGTTTACAAAACGTGCTATTATTGTGTTGCAGACATATAGTATAAATAGCTTGGGCGGGATAGCCGCCGGGGCTTTGTGTTTTGTTAGCTTTTTTAACTTACAAGAGCATTATACAGCTAGCGAAGTTAGCTGTCAACGTTTTTTACTAACTTTGCTAACATTTGTAAGGATGCACGAAAAAGGAGTTGCTTTTATGAGCACTTTTTACGACAACTATATTAAGCTGTGTGCATCTTGTGGCAAAAAACCAACTACGGTGTCAAAAGAAATCGGGCTTTCAAATGCTGCGGCAAGTGGATGGAAGAATGGAAAAAAACCATCTGCCATAACCAAGCAAAAACTGGCTGATTATTTTGGGATCTCTGTTTCCGAACTTACCGGCGAAGAGCAAAAAGAAAAGCCCGCTCCCGGTGGGAGCGAGCTGGATGCAGCATTCAGTGCCGTGCTCGATCAGCTGACCGCTGAGGAGCTTGCTGAAGTGTTGGAGTATGCAAAATTTAAGGTCGCGTCAAGAAAGGGTGATTCCAATGGTTGAGTTTCTGGATGAAAAGAGCCTGGCTCTCTTATTGTATATGGAGAAGCACAATGGAAAGATGAACCAACACGAGGTCTGCCTTATTTCAAAAGAGGATTTCAGCCCAAACGGCCAGAACCGGTACATTGAGAACCTGAAGCATCGCGGTTTGATTGAGGAACATCCCATATACACTTCGTGCGATGGTCTTTTTGGTTCAACAACGTCTGGCTGCACGTATTCTCTTTCGCTAGGCGGAGAATCCTATCTTCAAGAGCTGCGAAGAGATCAGGCGGATCAACTGCTTCGATCTGCGTCGGATTTGTTGAGCTCTGTCTCAGGTCTGAAATTTTGAGGATGCCGGCAACGTGCCTGGCCCTTTCAAGGATTTCTTCTTTGGTCAGGCCATTGGCACAGCCGATATTAAAAGCGTAGTTCTGATGCGTCCAAATCTGGCAAAGGTGCCTGCACTTGTAACATTCTGTGTTTTTGATGGAGGGCAAGCCGGAGTTTTCCATGGCCAGAACGGAAGCGATCGCAGTTTTATAGCTTCTGATTTCGTCCTCTTTCTTTTTGATCGTTCGGTACGGGTGAACATTGGGTCTCCATTTCCCCTGAAAAAACATCTGGGCATAGACAAACGGTGTGCTTGCGTACAAAAGGGCTTTGCCGATATCCATGTGTTTACTCCTTTCTGCTCTTGAGCAGCTTTTCTGCGAAAAGAAGCACATCTTCTTTTTCGCTGACTGTCATAGAAGAAAATAAAGCTTCAAGGCAGCACTTTTCTTTTTTCATTATATCACATTCCGCAAACATTGTGCTAGTATCTTGCACTTTATTTTCCCCCTTTGGCTAGTTCATTGATAATTTAGTTTTTCGGCAGCTGGTTGGCTGCCTGTTTTTGTATCCGTTAATTTGTTTACAACTACATTATACAACTAATTGTGGTATGTGTAAAGGGTATTTACAAAAATATTGTTTTGAGGTGGTATTATGCGGTTAAGTAAAAATTCGGCGAGAATCCTTGCTGCTTCGCTGTGCCTTGCGGTTGCGGTCAGCATGACCGGTTGCTCGGAATCTTCTGCCCCGCCGTCGGCGCAGCCGTCAAACTCATCTTCTGGCAGTCAGGAAGCGCCGAGTAAGCCTTCCGGCGAAGACAATGGTAATTCTTCTTCGAGTTCAAATGAAAATTCTAGTTCTTCAGATGAATCGTCCAAAGACAATCAAGATGAGATTATCGAGCTATCCGATTCTTCTACATGGATGAAGCCTCATTTGGAAGGATACTGCTATAGATTTTCTGCCGATGAATTTGGTAAGATTAGCGGCTTGACCATAGTTTATTGTGGTGAATCTCTTCCTTCTAATAATAAACAATATGTATACTTGAGTGGATTTCCTGCTGATTATGCACAAAGTAACTCCGGATACATAACAAATTACATTTGGCTTGAAAATCATCTTTATAAATACAAAAATAAACCTTCAACCAACCCAATTCCTCTTGAAAACTGGGAATATCGAGCAGGATATAAATTTGTTTGCGAAATCGGTCTTTCTAACGTTATCCTTCCATATGATTGCACTTCCTTTATGGACCCAAAGGATTATGATTCTAAAAATCCAGACCGTAGTATTGTGTCTGGATGGTGCAAAGAAGAAAACGTAAAAGACGTTCTCGCTTCCCAGACAAAAGACTTTTTTGTTGTATTAAACGGAGATCCTTTCCCGAAAAAATCAGATGGAAGACGTGATATTTACTATTTCTTCTATTGGAATGGGGATGTCTATCGTCACTGATTTTTAAGCTCTTGCATTTTCTGCAACAGCTCCCCTGCCAGCTCCCCGCCGGGAGCATCGGAAGCGGCTTTGAGGTTGCGGATGGAACCGGCCTTGCGGGTGACGTAGAGCCGGGCGCGGGCTTGCCCTTCGGGCGGCATGTCCTCATAGCAGGCCAGCGCGGCGCGGATGTGGAGACAAAACAGCTGCATCTTATCCATAGATATCATTCCTCCCAGGGCTGCGGTGTGCGGTCGGTGCCAGTCAGAACGCTGGCAGGCATTCCGTCAATGAGGGTCATTTCGTTTTCTTTACTGTTTCTTTGCTCTAAATCCATTTTATTTTCCTCCTGATTTTTGGTGATTGTGTCAATCTATGTGCCAAATTTTACCATGCGCCAGAGGAAATTGAAACCAGTAATCATTTTGTCGAACGGCGCAGAATTTTTCTGCGCCGTTTTTTGTTTGTTTCGCGTAATATATTTCGAGGGGAAGGGCGAGTATGAGTTATTTTACGGCGACTAAAATTGGCACTGCGCTGGCAAAGGCGCGTGTGGAAGCGGGCTTGAGCCAGCGGGAAATGGCGCACCTGATCGGAATGAACGAGCGCACCGTGCAGAACTGGGAAAAAGGGCAGTCAAGCCCAGACGGTGACGAGATCATGGACTGGTTCACCGCCTGCGGGGCTTCCCCGCTTGCTGCAATGCAGGAGATGCTGCACCCGGAACTGTACCGGAAGCAGGCCACCGACATGACGGACGAGGAGCTGGATGCAGCGATAGCAGGCTTTTTGGACAACTCCCCCCGCATCGTCAAAGAGATGATCCTCTTCATCGTGCTGGGCAAGCATGGCAGCTATCCCCCGGCGGTGATCGCCGAAATCTGCGCCAACCTCCACACCCCGCTGCAAAATAAGGTTTCGGTCTGCGGTCAGGTGCTGGATAACTATAACTGCGCTGTTGCAACACACACAGACCCCGTGCCGGATGAGGTGCACCCGCCGGTGGAACTGCTGACTACTGCGTACAAGGCGGGCAAGGAAGCGGCCAGACGCGGGGAAACATCCTACACAACAAAGAGAGGCCGGCAAGAATGAACTGCATCAGATGCAAGCGAGAGATCCCGGACGGCGCTGCATTCTGCCCATGGTGTGGCAAGCGTCAGCCAGAGACCGCACCGCCTGCGCAAAGAAAAAAGCGCCGCCGCCCAAAGGGCAGCGGCAGTGTGTACAAAATGTGCGGAACCAGAGCAAGGCCATACGTAGCCCTTACGGCAAAACGTGAAGTGCTTGGAACATATGAAACTCCTGGTGAAGCTGTCCAAGCTCTGGATGCGTACAACTCGCAAAACAGGCCCCTGACAAAGCTCAAGTATACATTTTCGGACGTATACAAAAAATGGAGCGAGACACATTATCAGGACCTTGGCGACGATGGCAAATACAGCTATACATGGGCATACCAAAAAGCTGCACCACTTTGGGACTGCAAAATCAGGGACCTTGTAACCGAAGATTATCAGCGGATTATTGACAATCTTGTGAATGAAGGACTGTCAAGATCATCGTGCGAAAAGCAAAAGCAACTGTTTAGCCAGTTGTGTAAGTGGTCTATGGGAAACGGTATAATATCTCACAACTTTGCGGAAGAGTTAAAACTTCCATCCGAAAAGAAAAAGAAAAGAGTTGTGATCTCAAAAGACGAAATTGCCAGAATCCAAAAAATTGCATCTGACCGACAAGACGATATGCACGAAATTGCACAGATTGCAATGGTTTTGTATTATACAGGTATGCGTATCAATGAACTTTTAACGCTTCGGCGTGAAGATGTTGATTTGCAGAACGGGTATATCATTGGCGGCGAAAAAAGCGATGCTGGACGTGAGCGAACTATACCGGTCCTGGAACCAATAAAAATGATTCTGGCGGGATGGATGGTAGATAGCATTGGAAGCGATTTGCTTTTGCCGCCAAAACGAAAGGGTAAAAAGCGCAGTGACAGCGGAGTTGAAAAAGCATTCAAAATCCTTATGCAACGCTGTGGAATTTCTGAGGAAGCCGTTCCTCACACAATGCGCAGAACGGCTACAACCCGTCTAGTTGAAGGAAAAGCCGAACCTACAGCCGTTAAGGCCATTATGGGACATGCAGATTTTTCCACAACTGCCAATTATTATACCGAACACGATGCAAAATATCTCAAAGAGGAAATGGAAAAGTTCAATCAATAGTCTAGCAAATATCTAGCACTACGCATTTATTTAACGTTATACCGTTTATTATTGAAATCGGCGACTGCTTCCCAAGCAGTAGGCGGCGGGTTCGAGTCCCGTATCCTGCTCCAAAATA